AGTGGTCAGGTTATTGCATATTCATTATGAGTCTTGCTAATGCACTAAAAAAAGCAGCATCAAAAACTCTGAGTAAACTTGGAGGTGATGTAACTATCAGACAAGTCACAGCAGGGGCATATAACACCACTACTGGGGCTATAACAGAATCTACATCTGATACAACAATCAAAGGTGCATTAAGTAATGTTTCAAGAAATCAAGTTAACGATTTGATTGAATCACAGGACAAGTTGCTTACTATATCTGCTGGAGATCTTACATTTGTTCCAACAACAAAAGATAGAGTTGTTATAAGTAGTGTTGAATTTAAAATTGTTCAAGTAATAACCAATGAGCAAAATAATACACCAGTAAGTTTTGATCTTATCTTGAGGTAAAGATGGCAAGACAAATAAAATTAACTGAAATTAATGATTTTTTTGAGGAAGATGTTATTGATATTGTTGCCGCAACTACTTTGGAGTGGACTAGAAGAGTTAAAAAAGCTACACCTGTAAGAGTTGTTTATAAAGGTGAACCCAAAGGGGGAGGGCAACTACGAAATGCGTGGCAAACAGAAATAGAAGATTTTAGAGGAACTATCATTAATAATTTAGTTTATGCAGAGCCAGTTTGTTTCGGAACGAATTTACCACCATCATGGGGTGGTCAATATCGTACAAGACAAAAAACTGTTGCTGGGTTTCCAGAACTTATAGGAAAAGAACTTGAACAATACATTCAAAGAAATTTTGGGAGGTAATACATGGCAGCTGTTGATTTAAATACTGTTAGATCCACAATAGAGGCTAGGTTAGCTACAGAACTTGCTTCAAGCCCAGCTATTCCTGTTGTTTTTAACAACATGGCTTTTGATTCAACTACAGAAGATACTTTTGTACAATGCCAAACAAGCTTTGGGTCTGGTAGTTACTTGACTATGGGCGGCTCTGCTAACTCAACAAACAATGTTGTTGGTTTGCTTTTAATAAATATATTTACAGAAGAAGGTATAGGACAAGGTTCAAACTTTACGATTGGCAAAAGACTGCGTGACCTTTACAATAACATTACAGTTTCAAATGTAATTTTTGATTCACCAGTAGGGCCTGAAGTTCTAACATCAAGTCCTGAAGGTAAGTTTCAAACACAAATCAGAATCACTTTTGAAATATTTGAGGAACTTTAATCATGCCAAAACTTAAAATTACTGAAGAAATGCTTGATGCTATCGAAGCTGTCAAAGGTGTTAGAGATTCAAGAATGTGGGATCCTAACTGCAAAAGATATATGGAGAGTCAACAAAATTCAAAAAAAGATGTAAAAAACACTGAAAAGGGTTAATATATTTATAAATCTTTCTTTTTTTTGTTATGGCTGCTGTAAAAGGTGATGTCGGTAAAATAATGTTCCATAACGCTGCTGGAACAGAAGCTGATATATCAGGTCTTAGAAATTGGTCTTTATCAATTACTAAAGATACTCAAGAAACCACAGTTCAGGGTGATACCTCAAAGACTTTTGTTGGAGGACTTATCTCTGGTGAAGGTTCAGCAACTCTCATTTATGATAATGCTGGTAACTCTGACTACTTATCTTTTGTTGAAGATATTTTGACAACTGGTGATGCTGGTGATGCCTTGTTTGAGTTGTTTCCAGATAGTTCAGCAAGTGCTAAAAAATTTGGTTTTTCTGGAATAATTACAGGTGCTGAATATGGAGCAACAATTGGTGAGATCCAAGAAATAAGCATTTCTTTCCAAACAACAGGTGCAATTACTTCAGACATATAGTAAATTTTAAAAAACTAACCCCACATAAACATGGCAACAAAAAGAACCGTTGATCTTATCACTGAGGCTTTCAGTGATGTAATGACCGCAAGAAGAAAATATGATTTAAAAAAACCTAATGGTGATTTATTAAAAGAAATATATTTTCCACCTTTAACAAGGTTTGATAGAAAAAAAGCTCAAGTTGCTGCTGGTACAGATGATGCTTTAACAATATCTACAAAGCTTCTTTGCCAAATCGCAGAAAATGAAGATGGTTCAAAAGCTTTTCATTCAAGTGATGCTGAAAACCTACAAAGATTTCTTCCAGAAAGTGTATTGAATGAACTTGAGCTATTTATGATGGATATTCAAGTTGATATTGATACAGCAAAAAACGAATCAGGCGAGATAACTGGTTAAACTTCGAGTTTTTTCTCGCAACAGAATTAGGAAAATCTGTTAAAGAATTAAGAAAGTCAATGACAGAAGAAGAGCTTGTTTACTGGGCTGCATATTATGAAGTTAAAAATGACAGGGAAAAACAAGAAATGAATCGTCAAAAGAACAAAACAAGGTAATATATAATAAAGGTTATTTGTATTTGTGGCACAATCAACAGTCAGATTAATAGTTGATGCTCAAAATGCTATCAACCCATTAAGAAGAGTAAATGATGTAACAAAAAATTTAAGTAGAAATACAGATAAATTAAAAAATAGATTAAATAAGTCAAACAGGTCAATAAGAGAATCAGGTAGAGCTGCAAGAGCAGCTAGTGGTGGATTTAGAACACTTAACAGATCACTTGGGCCATTATTAAAAATATTAGCTGTTATTGGGGCTACAAGATTTATTTTTATTAATGCTGCTGATATTGAGACTCAAAGAAAAAGCTTAGAAGTTCTTACTGGTTCTCTTTCTAAAACAAATGAAATAATAAAAGAATTACAAGACTTTGGTGCTGTCACCCCCTTTAAAAGTAGTGAACTAATTGAGCAAACAAAACGATTAAAAGCTTTTGGTTTTGAGACTAATGAATTAGTTGATACCACAAAAAGGCTTGCTGATGTTGCAGGTGCTACTGGTGCAGATTTACAAGGTATTGCAACAGCCTTTGGTCAGATAAGAGCAAAAGGGAAATTACAACAGGAAGAAAATTTACAGTTGTTAGAAAGAGGAGTTGATATAACAACAGAATTAAAACGAATAACTGGTTTACAGGGTGATGCTTTTGAAAAGGCTCAAAGACAAGGCAAGATTGGCGCTGATCTTGTAAACCAAGCACTCATAAATTTAACTAATGAGGGCGGTGCCTTTTTTAAAGGTGCTTCTTCACAAGCAACAACGCTAGATGGAAAGTTATCTACTTTAATAGATTCAACTGAAAGTTTAGCAAGAACTATTGGAGAACAATTATCACCAGCAATAAAAGGAGCTTTAGATTTAGCAACAAAAGGAGTGATAGCGATTGAAAATATGTTTAAAAGGTTTGGAGATATTGGTGATGTTGGATTGGGAAATGTAAATAAAGCAGAGATGGATGCAAGAAGAGACGCAGCAAGACTAACTGCAACTAAGTTTGGTACTAATTTTAAAGGGGAGAGTGTCTTTGCAAGTAAAGAAGAAAACAAGTTTTTTAGAGAACAGTTTAAACTTTTAAGAAAAGCAAATATTGAAAGAGAAAAACTAAAACAAAAATCTTTTGAGGAGGTGCCTATTTTAGAAGAAATTAATCTTAAACAAACAGAAAAAACAGAAAAAATAATTGAAACAAATAATGCAGCAAATATTTTTAATCAGACTTTAGATAAATCAGTTTTTATTTTTGATGAAATCATTTCAGAGACAGATCAATTAAAAGAAAAATTTATGGAGATAGGACAAGGAATTGAAGATGGAATTGTTTCTGGACTTACTGACGCGGTTATGGGAACAAAAACTTTAGCTGAAGCTGCAACTGGTGTTTTAAATAACTTAAAAAGAAAACTTGTTGAAGTTGCGATGCAACGTGCAGTGTCTGGTATTGGTAATTTCTTCGGAAATGCTCTGAGTGGAATTTTTGGTAGAAGGAAAAGCAATCCATTTTTAGGTGGTCCTAATGCGTTCACTGGTGGAGATAGTGGTATAAGTCCTCTTCTTGGTTTTGCAAATGGTGGTAGACCGCCAGTTGGTAGGGCCTCTCTTGTTGGAGAGAAAGGCCCAGAATTATTTGTACCTGGAACGGCTGGTACAATTATTCCTAATAATAAAATTGGTGGTAGTAGAACAACAAATGTGGTTACAGTAAACGTAGATGCCTCTGGTTCTTCTGTTTCTGGAAACAATGCTGATGCAAGTCAGTTAGGTCAAGTTATTGGGGCTGCTGTACAGGCTCAACTTATTAAAGAAAAACGTGCTGGAGGTTTACTAGCAACTTAAATGGCAACTTTTCCAAACATCTCTCCGACTTACGGAATGAGAAAAACAAGCTCACCCAGAATAAGGACAACTTCTTTCGGTGATGGGTATGAGTTTAGAGCTTTATTTGGATTGCCTTTAACTCAAGATCCTAAAGTATATGATTTAACTTTTAACGTATCTGAAACGGAAGCTGATGTTATAGAAGGATTTTTAAGAAGTAGAGTTAATGATCAAGAAAGTTTTACATTTACACCACCAGCAGAAGGCAGCACTCAGACAGGGACATATTCGCAATCAGGTAGTGCAATAGTTACCATAACTATCACAAATCATGGTCTTGCCATCGGTGATGTTGTAACTATCGACTACACCTCTGGATCAGCTACTGATGGAGATTTTGTTATTGCAACAACTCCCACAGTAGATACTTTCACTGTCACAGCAGCCTCATCTGGAACAAATAGCGGTAATGTTTCTGTGACTTTGTCTGGAGCTGGTAAATATGTTTGTCAATCTTGGACAAAAACAATTCCTTATAACAATAGAGCAACTTTGAACTGTACTTTTAGAGAAGTATTTGAACCCTAATGGCAATACCTACAGCAGAATTACAATCTCTTTCTAATAAATCTATTATTGAACTTTATTCAATTACTTTAGTTTCTGCTTTGCATGGATCAACTGATGTAACTAGGTTTCATTCTGGCGTGGGCATGAACAGTAACGCGAATATTATCTGGCAAGGAAATACATATACAAAATTTCCAGTGATAGCAGAGGGTTTTGAGTATGTGGGTCGTGGAACTTTACCAAGACCAACTCTTACAGTCTCAAATGTTTTAGGAACAATTACTGCGTTAATGGCAACAGCAAATGCTACAACACCTTTTAATGATTTACAGGGTGCAAAATTAATCAGACATAGAACAATGGCACAGTTTCTTGATGCTGCGAATTTCCCATCAAATCAGAATCCATTTGGAACCCCATCAAGTTCAACAGAATTACCACAAGAAATTTATTTTATTGACAAAAAAATTATTGAAAATAGAGACGTTGTACAGTTTGAATGTGTTTCTGCTCTTGATCTAGAGAATATTCGTGCGCCAAAAAGACAAGTAACTAGAAAAGATTTTCCATCCGTTGGTACTTTTACATGACTTGGAAAGAAAAAGCTGCTGAATATGCTGTCGAGTGCCTCCCTGAAGAGTGTTGTGGTTTGTTGGCAATAATTAAGGGCAAAGAAACTTTTTGGCCTTGTGAGAATCTATCAGAAGCACCTGACGAATACTTTGTAATGTGTCCTGACTCATGGGCTGAATGTGAAGATCAGGGAGAGCTTACTGGTATAGTCCATTCTCATACTTATGGGTCTGCCCTACCTTCTGATGCTGATAAAGCATCTTGTGAGCATCTTGGTTTACCTTTTTATATTTATAGTGTTGAGCATAAAGACTGGCATAGTTTCAAGCCTAGTGGATATAGCTCTGGACTTTACGGGAGGACATGGATCTGGGGCAAGCATGATTGCTGGAGTTTAATTACAGACTATTTTTTAGAGAAAAGACAAATAAAATTAAAATTTTGGCCTAGACCCAAAAGCATCAAAACTTTTATAAGTAATCCGTATTTTGAAAAAGTATTAACTGGTTGTGGATTTAAAGAAGTAGGTAAAGACGATATACAAGAGAATGATGTTCTATTGATGAAAGGACCAGAAGGAAAACTTAATCATGTTGCTTTGTATATTGGAAATCAAACTATTTTTCATCACAACATAAAACAGTTGAGTTGTAGAGAGATTTATGATTTAAGATATATACAAGCCACAAAAAAAGTTTTTAGATATGCAGCTTAGAAAACTTACAATTTATGGAAAGCTTAGACAATTTTTAGGTCAATCTCATTTTGAAGTTGCTGTAAATAACCCTAGACAAGCTTTTGCTTTTTTAATTGCTAATTTCCCAGATATAGAGAATCATATGTCAAATCAATTTTATAAAATAACGATGGGTGAATTAGAAATAACAGAGGATTTGATTGAAATAAAAGGTGATGGAGATATAAAGATAATTCCAGTTGCTGTTGGTGCAAAAACTATTGTAGCGGGTGGTCTTTTAACTTCTTTGGGCGCTGGTACGACTATCGCAGGATTTACTTTGGGTGCTTTAGTACAGCCCATTGCAACAGCCATAGGAACTTCAATGTTGATTGATGGTGTTACCAGTATTATTGCTCCAACTCCAAAAGTGCCAAATTTTAATGCTGCTGATACTTTGTCTGATAATGACCCAAATGTACAGGCAAACTTTGGCTTTGCTTCAATAACTAACACTGCAAGGGCTGGTGTACCAGTACCAATAATTTATGGTGAAGTATTTACAGGGTCTGTTGTGATTAGTTCTGGTATTGATACAGTTCAGGTGGAGGGTACAGCATAATGAAAGCTGGTATAGCTTTTCCAAATGGCGGTGGTCATAATACTTTAATCGGTCAACTTGCGGGTTTAACAAACCCTGATTTACCTAAAGACTCACTTGCATCAAAGCAATTTCAAACGCTGATTGATCTCATATCAGAAGGAGTCATATCAGGATTTCCCTCTGCTACTGGATCTCAAGGTTCTACAGAATATAACACAAGTGCGCTCAAAGACGTATTTCTTAATGGAACTCAAGTGTTACAACAAGCGGCTGGTACAAGTCCAGATGATTCTGACTTTAATTTTCAAAATGTCACTTTTGATCCTAGATTCGGCACATCAAACCAAACTGCCATTGCTGGTATTTCTGCTAGTGAATCAGAAACTGCTGTAGGTGTCACAGTGTTAAAAGATACTCCTGTTTCAAGATCAATAACAAATACAAATATTGATGCAGTTAGAGTTACTATTGCTTTTCCCCAACTACAGAAATTTGAAGATGATGGAGATATTAATGGCGCAGAAGTAGCACTAACAATTCAAACAATAGAAAATGACGGCACAACACAGACAGTTATAACAGACACTGTAAAAGGTAGAGCAGCAAGTACTTATTTTAGAGATTACAAAATTAATTTACCTTCTGGGACTAGCTTTCCAGTTACTATTAGAGTTAATAGAACAACTGATGATAGTACAGATACTTTACTAAATGATAAATTTCAGTGGTCATCTTTTACAGAAATAATAAACGAATCTAGAGCTTATGCTAATTCTGCTCATGTAGGACTACGCTTTGATGCTGAGACCTTCCCTTCCGTTCCTTCCCGAATGTACAGGCTCAGAGGAACCCTTATCTCAATCCCGCACAATGGTACTGTCAGGGCTGATGGGTCAATATCTTATTCTGGTACTTTCAATGGAACTTTAAAAACTGACAAAGAATATTCAAATGATCCAGCATGGGTTTTATATGACTTGCTAACTACTTCAAAAGGTTTTGGAGATCATATAGATACCTCACAATTAGATGTTTTTAGTTTTTATTCAGCTTCAGTTTATTGCTCAGAGCAAGTAGATGATATGACGGGAACAGGAAATACTGAGGCAAGGTTCTCAACAAACGTGGTTCTTAATACTCAGCGTGACGCATATTCATTAATTAATGATCTTTCCTCTGTAATGAGAGTAATGCCTTTCTATAGTGCTGGAGTTATAAATATATCTCAAGATCGACCCACTGATCCAAGCTATATCTATAATCTCAGCAATATAACGGAAGGAGGTTTTTCATATCAAAACGCTAGTAAATCAACAAAAGCAACTGTTGTTAATGTTGGATATTTTGATAATGAAACTCAATCTATAGATTATGAAACTGTAGAAGATACAGCTTTACAAGCTAAATATGGTGTTGTCGTTCGTAATTTAAAAGGATTTGCTACAACTTCTAGAGGACAAGCTGCCAGACTTGGAAAGTGGTTTTTATACACACAGTCCAATGAGGCTGAGATAGTTTCTTTTAAAACATCTATAGAATCAGGGACAATAGTAAGAGTTGGAACAATAATATCTGTGCAAGATCCCATGAGGGCTGGAGTTAGAAGAGGTGGAAGGATAAAAACTGGTGTATCAACAACACAAATAGTGGTAGATGATTCTAATAATACTGATTTAGTTACCTCAGATGCAGCAACCCTGTCTGTCATATTGTCAGACGGCACTCTTGAAACAAAAACAATCTCTAGTATTTCTGGAACAACAATTACAGTTTCTTCAGCCTTTTCCTCTGCCCCTCAAGCAAACTCTGTCTGGGTAATAGAGAATACATCTTTATCACTGCAAACTTTTAGAGTATTTTCTGTCAAAGAAGTTAATCAAATTGAATACGAAATTCAAGCTGTTTCTCATAATCCATCTAAGTATGCAAGTGTTGAAGATGGTTCAACTCTTCAAACGAAACCCTTAACAAACCTTACCGCTTTAAAACCTTCCCCAAGTAACTTACAAGCAACTGAACAAATTGTTGTTTTAAATAATCGTGCTGTTTCTAAATTATTCATTCAATGGCAACCTGTATCTGGTGTTACTGAATATATGATCCAATATAGATTTAAAAACGAAAATTTTATTACAGAAAGAATAAAAAGACCAGATTTCACAATTTTTGAAACACTTTTAGGATCTTATGAAATAAGAGTTTTTAGCTACAACGCTACAGGAAAACCAAGCACAAGTCCATCAACAATTACAGTCACTACTGTAGGAAAAACTGCTGTGCCAGCAGATGTACAAAATGTAAAAATTGAACCTTTGTCAGATCAGTTTGTACGACTACGTTTTGACAAATCCACAGACGTTGATGTTTTACATGGCGGAAATGTGGTTGTTAGGAGTTCTAACTTAACAACAGGTGCAACTTTTACAAATTCAGTTGATGTGATCCCAGAACTGCCAGGGAACGTCAGCGAGTCGATTGTACCGAATATTGTAAATGGTACTTACATAGTAAAGTTTAAAGATGATGGAGGTAGGTTAAGCTCTGGCGAAGCATCTGTTGTGATGCTTCAAACAGTTCCAAATACACTACCAAAACTTACAGTACTAGAAGATAGAGAAGATACCGATTCACCACCTTTTGCTGGTATTAAAGATGATTGCTTTTTCAGTAATGAAGTGAATGGTCTTGTTTTAGGATCACAAGCAACACTTGATTCTGTAACAGATTTTGATGCTATTGCTGACTTTGATTTCTTAGGTGATGTAGATTTTCAAACAGGTGGTCAATATAGTTTTGCAAATACGCTTGATTTAGGTGGCAAACAACCTTTGAGATTGCGTAGGCATTTTGTAACACAAGGTTTTTATCCTAATGATTTGATTGATAAAAGAACTGCAAATGTTGATACCTGGACAGATTTTGATGGAGCAACTGCATTTAATGTGAACGCAAAATTATTAGTTGCTACTACCGACAGTGACCCAGACACATCTACTGCTGCTACATATGCAATATCTGGAACAACTATTAGTATTACTAAATCTACACATGGATATTCTGCTGGTAGTTTTGTTAATGTTGACTTTACTTCTGGAACAGGTGTTGATGGTGATTATGAGATACAAACAGTACCAGATGCAAATTCATTTACATTAACTTCTGCAACCTCTCTAACAACTAGCGGTAATTGTAATTTCAGTGCAGAATTTTCTGACTTTAATCCATTTGTAAATGGTACATATGTTGCAAGAGGGTTTAAGTTTAGAGCGGATCTAGAATCAAGCGACCCAGCACAATCAATAGAAATAGATCAGCTTGGATATACAGCAGAATTAGAAAGCAGAACAGAAACAAGCCTTGGTAATGCAGGAGCATCTACTGGTGGATTTATAGCTTCTGGTACTTCCACAAAGTCAGTTACATTTACAAATAGTTTCTTTACGGGTTCTACAGGAACAGGAGTTCCAGATAATTCAGTTTTACCATCAATTGGAATAACAATAGAAAATGCACAGTCAGGTGATTTCTTTGCATTGTCAAATATAAGTTCAACAGGATTTGATATAGATGTGAAGAATGGATCAAGTCATGTTAATAGAAATTTCAAATATGCTGCTACAGGATTCGGGCGTGGTAGTTAGTATTGAATTAAGATATACTTAGATAAAAAATTAGGTTAGACAATGGCTCAACATGATTACGTTATAGATAACTCCACTGGAGCCAACGTGAGAGCAGATATAAATAACGCTTTATTAGCAATATCTTCTAATAATTCTGGATCATCTGCACCATCTACAAACTACGCTAGTCAATTTTTTGCTAATACCACATCAAGTATTATGCAGCTTAGAAATACGTCTAATAATGCTCATATAAATCTATTTAGTCTTGCTGGAGGTCCAGCCTTTGCTGTTGATGGAACAATAAATTCAGTAAATATTGGTAAAGGCGCAAACTCTGTTGCTGGTAACACTGTTCTTGGAGAAGGTGCTTTAGATGCTTCTGTTAGTGGTGGAAATAACACTGCTATTGGTAAAGATGCCTTAACTGCATTAACTTCTGGAGCTGAAAACACTGCTGTGGGTGCTTTTGCTTTAGACGCAAATACTACGGCTGATAGAAATACTGCTATTGGTATTTATTCGTTAACTGCAAATACAACAGGTCAATACAACACTGGAATTGGTCATGCTGCACTTGAAGCGAACTTAACTGGTTCTTATAATGTTGCTATTGGTCAAGCTGCATTAGTTAATAACACAACAGCCGATAACAATGTAGGAATTGGTTTTGAAGCTTTAAAAGCAAACACAACAGCTGCAAATAATACTGCCGTGGGTAAGCAAGCATTACTAGCAAACACAACTGGAATTTTCAATGTAGCTGTAGGTTCTGGAGCTTTAGATGCAAATACTACGGCAAATAATAATACAGCCGTAGGTACTAATTCTTTGAGTGCTTGTACAACAGGAACACAAAATACAGCACTTGGATCTTATGCTTTAAACACTAGTACAACTTCAAATGACAATACTGCTGTTGGTTATGTCGCTTTACAAGTAAACACAACGGGAGCAAACAATACAGCCGTAGGAAGTAATGCTTTAAATCAAAACACAACTGGAGCAAACAACACCGCTTTAGGTACTAGTTCTATGTTGTTAAATACAACAGGAAATAATAATACTGCTAGTGGTTATTTTGCAATGGAAAAAACTACTACAGGTATTGACAACACAGCATTTGGTTCAGAAGCTTTGTTATCAAATACAACCGCTAGTAACAATACAGCCATTGGAAGACAGGCTTTAAAAGCAAACACAACTGGAACAAATAATACAGCTATAGGATATGAAAGCGGAAAAGATGTAACAACTGGATCTACTAATGTTTTCTTAGGACATCAAGCTGGTGAGGGTCAAGTAACTACAGGTAATTCCAAACTTTATATTGCCAGAGATGGGACAGCCTCCAGTAATGTTGAGACTTGGATATTTGGTGATCAATTTGGTCGTTGTTTTATGGGTGCTAATGATGCAAATTGGCATACAACTTCAGATCAAAGACTTAAAAAAGATATTGTAGATAATACGAAAGGTCTTGAAATAGTTAATCAAGTTAAAGTAAGAAACTTTAAATATAAACAGTATGTTGATGGATCCCCTGTATCTTCAGATGACACAGTAGATATAAATCAATTTTCTAATGCTGATAACGTAAATCAAGTATTAATTCAACAAGGAGTGACAGGATTACAGTTAGGTTGTATTGCACAGGAATTAGAAACTGTTTTACCTAATGCAGTTAGGACAGGAGAAAAAGGTGTTAAAACAGTGGTAACAGATGAATTGTTTTGGCACATGGTAAATGCAATAAAAGAACTGTCAGCAAAAGTCACAGCCCTCGAAGCAGGGTAAACTAAAAGTAACCTAATTTTTAATTATGGAAGAAAAAACCGCAGATGAAATCGCAGCAATCTTCTCTGCTGCTGGCGATAGCGTAACTGTTGTCGGTACTGCTCAAGCATCAGATGAAACTGATGATGACTTTAAAGCCAAAATCAAACGTAATGTAGAGCATCTTGAGATTATCAAGAACTATAAGAAAACCGATGGTACAACATCTATCTGGACATCTGAATCTTTTACAGACATAGATGCTGCTGTTGTAGCTGGTAAAAAACTCTATTAAATTATGAACTTACAAGAAAGATTGCAACAGCTTGCACAGCAAAGAGAACAACTTTTTGTTGCTTTACATGAAGTTAACGGGGCAATGAAGATCCTTGAGGAACAGATCCTTGAGACTCAAGAGTTACCCGAAGCAATCCAGCCATCAGATATAAAGGCATCAAAGCAACCAAAAGAAACAGCGTCATCAACGTAAGTGGCCCTGCTAATCTTATTAAAATTTCTCTTAACATAAAATGTTTCAAAAAGTCTGCAACTACCTCTCTATTCTATCTACAGTCCTTGTTTTGGGAATCCTAGGGGGTGGTTTTTTCACATATAAATATGTGACCTCTGAACAATTCAAGAACAAATTAATGAATGAAGTGCTTGGAAACGTACAAAACCTGATGCCCAAAGTTCTAGACAATAACCTTCCAAAAGTGACAGGGCCATCACTACCAATTCCATCAAAGAAAATTGGTCTATGAATTGTTTCTGGTGCGATGCTGAACTTATAACAAGTGGCGATATAGACATTGATGAATTAATGCCAACTTATCCTGAGTTTTCTGTAATGACTAACTTATCTTGCCCTAAATGCTTTTCAGAGGTAGAAGTATTAAAGAAACGAGATGCCTTTGACTGAAATACCTGATATAAGTATTCCTGAAATATATATTCCAGACGTTCCAGAAGTTTATAGTCCACATTATTTAACTATTACAAAACCACCTGATATAGATGTCCCTGGTTGTACTTATCAACATCGTGATATAAAAAATACAGGTAATCGTAATTTGTTATTAGAAGATCCTAATGGTGTATATACAACGTGTGATTTTGCATTTCCTAGTTTTATTCCTCTTGACTATACACCTGAGAATCTTGTCATTACAGAAGAAGTTCCTGTTACTAATGAAACCCCACCCTTACCAGAAACAAAACAACAAGAGATACCAGAGCTACCAAAAGATAAAGATATTGAATTAGAACCCTGCCCTGATAAAAAAGATCAGAGGGTAGGAGACTTTCGTAACGAAAAACGAGTGGAACGTGTCATTGGTCATAAAAGAGGAGATGATGGGATTGAATGTATAACTATCTATGAAAACGTCCCGTTTAAAGATCAGTACATTCCAGAAGTTTCTACTATTGTATCTACTGCTGTTATTGGCTTGGTTGCTGCCAGTAGTCCACTTCTTCTTAACGCAGTAAAGCCATTAGTAAAACAGATAGTAAAAAGGCTTACAAAGAAAAAAGATAAATCTACTTAGTTTTTAATTCGTGAGTATGTGGGATAACTTGATTTGGTGGAACTGTAACTACAATATCTTCACAAGAAACAGCACTAGGAGTATTAGGTTTAAAGTAAACACCTAATTTTGCTTGTTCCGCACATATTTTTAGCCTATGTAAACTGATCTCTAACTTGGTTTTTTTGTACAATAATTCCTGATTTTTGATATTAATTTCTGTTGCCCTATGGCAAAGTTGTGGAGACTTTCCTAATGGAATGTTTAATTGAGCAGAAATCCCATAATTCAAATTAAAGTTTTCCTTCTCAAATCGGGGAGTTTCCTGTACATACTTTATCGCTCCAGTATTCTCGTCATAGATATTCTGTTTGGTAACAGTTTCTCTCGGCAAGGAAAATGTATGAGAATCAGTTACATAGGGAGTAATAGTTAGGCTAGGAGAAGCACAAACAATACCTTGACTCATACGAAAAGAAGGCATACTAGATGGTGTAATCATCGTGGCATTGTTGTTAACGACCCCTTGTGCATTACTACTTGGCGAGGCCACTGTAGTGTTTGCAAGGGTTTTGACAGGACAAAGAAATAAAGCTATTGCCCAAATGTAGTTGTAGTTTCTACTGTGGTGCTTGTATTTATTGTTCTTGTTATTGTTGTTACTGTGTCTAATCCTGGTGTTATTAGAGTTTCTTGAAGAGAAAAGGCTGATCCTGGAGTTGTTATTGTCCATCTTGGAACGGCCTCTAAGTTTGGTGAAGTCCAACTAAAATTTACTCCTCCAACTGTCTGTTCTGTAAGAGTTTTAGCTGTAGGGTTGATATATCCATTAAGATCGGAACTTTCAATATTATGTCCTGATGCAGAGTAGGAGTATCCTGTACGATATTGATGGCTAGTAATGACTTCATTAACTACACTTTCTGAGGTGCTTAAAATTTGAGAACTTCCAGATCTGAACTGAGGGACTACTGGCACTGCAAGGATTTTGACAGGCAGTAATAATAAAATTAGTAGCCAAAGCTTAGTCAATCGTAATACGGACAGTAGTAGATCCTATACAACTTGTTCCGCTACCTCCTGCTGTGCAAGTATGTATTCCTGAACTGACACTCGTAAGGGCGAGCGATCCCGCAGTTCCTCCAGAAATTACTGTTGTCTGTCCGCCAAGTACAGGAAGAGTTGCAATACCGCTTGATGGAGTGATTGCAGATTGCGTTACATCTCCAGCCTGATAACTTTCGCTGAGAGAGAAAGCAGAGCCAGCTGTTGTAACCGATTTATTTGTATTAACTAAAGCTGGTACTCCATTACTTAAGCTACCAAGATTTAATCCACCTATCCCATTTGTTACCACACTATCTCCTGTTCCTGTAGAAGTGGTGATATTATTTCCGCTTATGCTGTAGCTCGATGGGGCGGCATTAGTAATTACATAAGGCGAGTCTATGGAAATTTGTGCAGAGGTTACAAATTCCTGTTTTATATCAGCATAAGCTGGTGCGGATACGAGAAATAAAAATGGAAGTAGTTTTTTCATTTTTTTGTAGGATCAACTTTGATTATGTCAGGTTTTGTTGTGACGATTTCTAATGGCTGTTTTATTATTATAGTTTGAGTGCCACCAGTAGAGTTACCAATAACACCATTTTCTCCTTCTTCTTTCTTTTTCTTTTTAGCTCCTTGTGCTGCATTAACACTTATTCCTAGCCCTCCTAAAATATTTCCAAGTAATCCAGCAGCAAAAGTACTATCTACTCTAGGTTGGTCTGGTATGTCTATTCCGAATAATTTATTAGGAAGTTTTATGTATCCAAGAGACAAAACTAATAAACACCAAGTTAATATAAATGCCTGTGCAATAGTAGAAACTAGAAAGGTAATTTTTTCTTGGTAATCAGGTTTATCATCGTCTAATTGTTTCGGTTTTTCTGATAAATCTTTTACTTTCTCTGCCATAACTAGGATTTATTAGTCATACTATACATAAATATAGCTTAAAGCAATGCCAGAGGTATATGGAGCGTTAATAGGAGCAGCAGCCACCGCCTTCCTCATGGTTCTGTCTAACGTAAGTAATCGAAGAGACAGAGATATTGTTGAATTGTTTAGCCGAATAAATAGATTAGAAAGAGCCGTAAGTCGCATGGAAGGTCAAAAAGACTAATCTTTGGTATGTTTGGGAAAGAACACAAACTTTTATGTCTAAATTTTTAATCAACCTATTCATCAGATTCGGCAAAAGTGAATCACTACGCAAAGCAGCTTTAAATCTTTTAAAGGATCTTGCACAGAAATCTGACAATGATGTAGACGACGCCATCGTCAAGATGATTGAAGAAAAACTCTTCCCAGTAAAATGAAAAAAAGAAAATTTCTAAATATCGAGATAGAAGATGCTCCACTAGAGCTTGAGCTGTCGGTGGAACAGAGATGTCGTGACATTTTGGCCTCTGATGATATTTACAGCATCAAACGGTATTGCACGCATCTGATAAGACATCAAATGAAACAGGATGTATTTCTTGCATCTTTACTTGGCCGACTTGTAGAGCTTGAGGCTTTTTTTGCTGCCCATCAGGTGAGAAAAGATAAGAAAACAAATCCTATGAAACGCTTCTTTCGTATTCCTTAACTTCTTCATCAGTAAAATCTTTTACCAGCATTTTTTTAATCTTCTCAATTTCAAAATTAAACTTAAGGATTGATGTTCTGATGTGTTCAGTAACCCATGAACCATCTTTGCTTACTACTTGTGCCTTGTTCCTGTCATTGATGAAAACATAATGATCCTGACCTTTTAACTGGACATCTAATAAATTTTTTTCTAAATTTTTACGTCTTATCTCTTTCAACGCTCTCAGCTTTTTTGAATCACTCATTTTCCAGTTCTGCAATCCTTTTATTTATAGCATCATATCTTACACAATATTCCTTAAGATCTAACCGTTCAAACCAGAATTTTTTCTGTAATTCTGCAAGCTGGTCATAATAGTTTTTGATTAGGTTTTTGTTGGTTTGCTCCATGGGTTTTTTGAGAAGTTTAATTTCAGCAACTCTTTTTCTAGCTGCTGCGATTTTTCAGCTATTTACATAAATAAAAAAGGGGTCTTATATGAACTCTTCCAAGACAATGCCCCTATAAATCAGGCTGGGATTGCTTCTGAGTTTCTATTCTTCACAGGTAATGTAAAATCATTTACTCTTACCTGAATAGATGCTCCAGGGCTGCCATCTCTTTTCTCAAAAGTATTCAAATTACCAGATCCTGTCACGGTAATCTGATTGCCTTTTTTTATATAGTCCATGACAGCATCCCCTCGGTTGCCCCATACGGTGCAATCAATTTGAACAGTAACATCCTGTATGTCTGTAAGTAGTCTGAAGTTTGTCACCTTAGTACCTTGAGAAGTTTCCTTCTGTACTGGGTCTGAGGCTAGGTTGCCAACGGCTGTAATGCTTAGCATGATAATTTAATTAGTCAGGGTTGTTTGATTTGTTCTGCCAATCCTCAATATCTTCTCGGTTATACCGAATAGTGTTATTAAGGATGACAGTCCATTTTGGGCCACTGGGGTGACCCTTGCGAGTTTTGGTTCTCCAAAGTCGCACAGTTTGAGGTTTTACACCAAGCTCTTCAGCCAATTGATCTGATGTTATAAGTTCATTCATGAATCCTCCTTCTCTAAAATAAGTGTCAGTAATCCATCTCTTTGATCTTCACTAATAGCATTAGTTTCATATCGTTTTGAAATGTTTTTCTTTAACAAACCGAGTTTGTCTTTATTACTTGGTTTATTAATAAAGGCTTCACATTCTTTAATGAACTTATCACTTTCAGATCTATCAATTGGTTTATTACTTGAGACAGTTGGTTTACTATCATCAGGTTTTAACCATGCCTTGTCTTTATCGTATAAAGACAGGCCAAATTGATCTCCAAATTGCATTAATGCTCTCTTCCTAGCATCACTTTCCGCTTCCTTAATTGCTGATTCATGCTTTTCACCAATACTGCCCATGCGACCATGACCAGAGCCATAACCTTCTCTAATAACGTTTCCAACTGTAATTCTTACCTTTGCAATATAAGAAACACATTTTGGATCTTCTGCAACAAGACCAGCTTCTATTGTTTCTGATGACCAGCCATCAAAACCAAAAATGCGGTTTGCTTCCTGTATAACGTGCCAGCTTTCAACATAAGCTAACTTCTGACCACCGCCGCCTGGTCTGAAGGTGACATTATCTTTGTTAATTTTTTGGTTAAGCAGTTTTTTCTGCTCTTCATTAAAACTCATTTTTCTAAAGGGGTTGAAAATGCCCATCGGGGCAGGGATAAAGATTGAACTCCTGTTTTACACCAGCTTGGCCAATCATCAAGCAGGCGACATTCGGCAATCTTATCTAAAGCTTCTCTAGACAGTTTTTGCCCTTCTTGCAACGCATCATCATCAAGCTCCCATAATCCAACATCAAATGGATATTCAGATTGCACCACAAGAAAGATAAATCTCTTTGCTGATGGGATGCCAGATAGATAATGAGCGCATTGCAAATGGTACTTGAAATTAGCAACAGCCTTTGCAAAGTCTCTAGGGTTTGCTCCTGTTCTACTGGTTTTAAGATCCACGATAGTTTCCCTGTTCAGCCAATCAGGCCTGCACTTACAGGTCAAACCAGATGTCTTGTCATCCCACCAGTATGATTTTTCTGCAATACCAAAACTCAGTAACTTCTTGGCATGGGGTTCTGCAAATACCGCATCTCTCATCTTAATAGCATTTGCCATATCAGATTCTGTAACGGCAGTCATGCCTTTTTCTTCAGCCTCTTTTGCCTCCTCCTTACCTTTTTTGGTTGTCCTTGAAGATACCGAAACAAATCTCTTTGTCAGTTCATCAGGTTCAAGAACGGCACAATGGGTCAATGTCCCAAGAAGCATTGCACTTGTCGGTTTTTGTTCTGGCCTTTCAGGATTAAGAAAAGAGTTCCAGTAAGCTCTTGGCCCATGAGATACCATTACTTTTTGCATGGATGCTGATATAGCAGAATCAGCATGGTAGTTTTCGTTTGAAATTTGAATTGATCCAGTTGTCATTATTTCCATCCTAAGTAAGTACAACCTTTGTGCTGAAGTATTTTAAAAGTAGAAATTTTATCGCAATCTTCACACCAAAACTCAATGCAGATAGCACCTCTACATCTTGAACTTGGGTTTTCTTCTTTAAGTGTTTTCTGAATACTTAACTTTTTATTTTTATCAAAAATAGTGAGACAGTCACTTTGTTGATCTTCATTTGTAGACCAGATTCGATAAGCCTGTTGATGAAGATAATTGCCTTGGCAAAATGGACAGTCTAAAGAAAGTTCAGCTTCGAAATTAAACAGGTCATTTAGAGTTGTCATGAATCTGTGTACCTCTTTGTGTGAGGGCCATATTGCATCATCAAACGTGGCCATGTTTTCAAAATAAGTGCCTTATCCTGTGGCATTGCAACAAGACCAGCCTGTGCCAAGCGTTTTAAAAATGGTGAGGCGTCAGGAGAATCAATTACAGATGCAAATGTATTAAAGATTTCTTTGTCGGTCATAGTTAAAATTGGGTTGCCGAGGTCGGAGCGTTCAGGGGTTGGTCGCTTCTTCCTCGGTGATTTATGAAAGCGCAGACCAAGATCATATTCACTCATCATTTTCTGGCAAGCTCCTCACAAGCAGCCTCGACATTATATGTAAAGCAATCTATCTTGGTAGATTGAAGTAATGAATCTGTAAGTGCAAAATATCCTATGCCAAAAATGCAGAGATAAAGTAGAGCGTGTTTCATGGGGTTGGGTTTCAGGGGCTTTCTAATAATAACTAACGGTCAACACTTGTCAACTGTTATACCATCTTTCTGCGTAGCTAAATTTAACACCTAGTTTTTCTAACTTCTCAATAAGACGTATTGCTGTTGCAGTAACCTTACCTCCATATTGAGGACTTACTTCATCGCATCTATCCATAGTGCTACCAGAAATACAATCATCTAAAACCATTTTGTCAATCTCATCTAATTCATCTGGTAATGTCTTGTGATCCTCTAAATGCCAATACAATTTATGGCAGCTATCCCATACTTTTTGTTCGGGATATACTTTACGTTCTACATCTTCCCAAACTTCAGAAATGATTTCATCGGTTTTGTTATAGTCGCCATATTTGGCAATCATTTCATCTGTGTAAAATTGACAAGAACATTCGACAATACATTCTTCTGGTCTGTCTGTAATGATCTCAATTTCAAGTCCTGTTAGTTTTGTGGGCATTTACTTAACCTCCTGTTTTTTTGTGTAGTCGCCACCTTTAGCAACCCATTTACAAAAATCGTTTTCAAAAAAATAAATAAGTTTGTCATTTTTACCATCCCATATAGGATCACAAAAAATAATTTCCTTTGCTTCTAAGCTGCTCAACAAGCCTTTAACTTGTTCCTTGCTTTCACAAACAGCTAAAGCGTCCTCAAAGTCAAACATTTGAGTACTGGGGCAAACGCCATCATCTTCTGCAAGAGGCCCCCACTCATCGACTTTTACAAATTTGCATTTCAAAAGCTGTTGTTCTTTGTCTGTTAAATAATAATTGGTCATTTTAATCGGTGGTTGATTTATCTTTAGATTACATCAGGTGTCAACAACTGTCAACAAGGTTTCATTACTTTTACATCAAATCCTTTCTCCTTTAACTCTTCAATCCTATATTTCTGGATTTCGCTAAGCCTCCCCTTCGGCCCTTTAACCTCAATAAATTTAACCTCATCTGGTTTCATGCAAATCAGATCAGGTAAACCAGCTTTGTTGCACATAATTAATTTGATTACTGTCCACCCTTCTTTCTCGTGCTTGTCGATCAGCTTCTTCTGATATTGAGCTTCTGTCATTTCTGTAATGCTTGATCGTATAGCTTTCCTTTGATTGTACTACCTCAAAAACTTTTGGCTCGATTCCCTTCTCCGCAAAAATATAATGGATTTTATTCTTTCTATCCCTGCCAAGAAAACTTGCTCTTTCCCTGCCCTGCAAATAACTTAGTGCAGAATAATCTATACCCAAAAAGATCAAGTGGTCGGCACTGCTTAAATTTACACCTTCTCTGCAACTCTTGACTTGACCAATAAAAACAGAATCACTTACGGCATTAAATATATCTGGATCATCTGTTGCTCTATGACCAAAACTTTCTTCAAGCATTTTACCCTCTGCAATGAAGCAATATAAAATGGCAATCCTTCCACTGAAGTTATCTCTTATATATTCAATTTTGCTTTTATCAAAAACAACAGCACCATGATTCTCAGTGATCACATGGCCGTTATAAATCTGACGTAACTTGCTCATTACTTTAGCCCCTGTATCAGCCACCACTGATCTTCTGCCTGGTTTACCAATAACACCGTTTTTGAATATCCGATAAGCAAGCCTGTAAGTTCTTCTCGACATCTTCACAAGATGCACTTCTTCTTCAACCTCTTGAGTGAAACCAGCTTCCCTTTGAGTCATCTGCACTGTATAAGGTTCAATATCTTTTAAAATTCTGCTTTGCTTAGCATCTGAATAATCTTTGATCACAACACCAGTTCCAACTCTTTTCTCCTTTACATCCACATAGTCACTGGCCCACCTGTAAAAATTCTGATATTTACTCCATAAAAAAGGTGTTAATGACCATTGATGATAAAGCTGGCTGAAACTTTCAGGGCTTGGTGTTCCACTCATCAGAATGATGCTGTTATATCTTAGTTGTAAGATATTCAGATACCTCTGCGATGGTTTTGGAAATGCTCCCACACTATGGGCTTCATCAACGATGATCATGTTCCAACTTGTACCCTTAAAATTTTTAAGCTGCTCAAAGTTAGTTATGGATACTACCTTCTCAAGATTCATTTTCTCAACATCACTTTTTATACTTGGTATTGCCTTTTTCTTGGTTATCACTAACACCTTTTCAAGTGCCATATTTCTGACAACAGATAATGCAACAAGCGTTTTACCTGTTCTGCACTCACCACTTAAATATGCACATTTCTTGATCTGACAAAGCCTAGTCAACTTACTGCTTGCTGCTTTTTGATACTCCCTTAATTTAACCATTGACCATACTAGATTTAGTGTTATCTTACCCTATAGTTACACATAAACAACCCTAGATATGGAACAAGAACAAACATTAAAGACAATTAATATTCAACTCTCGCAGGGTCAGATAAAATGGCTTGATGATAACAAAGGGTCTGAATCGAGATCCTGTTTACTCAGATTAATAGTTTCTGAAAAAATGGAGCAGGCTGCATAACAATGGATATAAAAGAAGAACTGCTTGGCCTTCCTAAGCACTGGGGTTTTGTTGCCGTTCAAAATAAAAGACCCTATCAAAACGACTGGCAAAATAATCCACTTACACGCTCACAACTGTTCAAAGAAATATCCTCAAAAAAATCTACAGGTATAGGTGTTTGCTGTGGAACTCCATCGGGTGGCCTGCTCTTTTTAGATCATGATGGCCCATCAGCAGCAAAAATATTAGGTGAATGGGGTTTTTCTCTTTCATCACTACCTCCATCATGGATGGTCACATCAGGTCGTGTCGGTAGATTTCAAATAATTTACCAAGTTCCAGAAAAATATTGGTCAAAAATTAAAACACGCAAATTTCAGACAGGGGTAAAAGATGAAGATGGTTCTGTTGAACAAATAGAGTTGCGGTGGAATGGTACGCAATCAATAGTATCTGGTAAACATCCAAAAACTGACGGTTATAGATGGATGGAAAATCGCTCGCCAAAAGATCTTGAAATTGCAGAAGCTCCTTTTGCCATAATCGAAAAGATGATGGAGCAGAAGAAAAAGACAACAACTCCACAGATACAAACCCTCAATTCAGATACTGATAAAGCACGTTCTCTTCTTCAATCAATTAATCCAAATCGACTAGATGATTATGATGCTTGGCTGAAAATTGGTATGGCTGCACATTCAGTTGGGGATAATTCACTCCTTTACGATTGGGAACAGCTTTCACAAAAAAACAACAAGTATCAATCAGGGGAATGTGAAAAGAAATGGGCATCATTTAAATCATCAGGGGTTTCACTAGGCACTTTGCAAAAGTTTGCCTCTGAAGATGGCTGGACTCCACCGCCACGATCCTTTCCCACTTCAATAAAACCAACAGAAGAACCAACACCAGTTCCTCGTAAATTAGAACAACTTACATCACAGGAATTAATAAATTTTTTACGGCATTTAAAACAGGAAATAAGGTTTAATACCTTTTCCCATTCAATAGAAATGGATGGCAAAGTAATAAAAAATATTGAACTTTTTTACCTGACACTTGCAGAGCTTGGTTATAAAGTGCCAAAAGAAATGGCAATTGATTGCCTTCTTAAAGTTGCTCATGAAAATGAATATGATCCTGTAAAGCTTTATCTTGATCATTGTTACAACGAAATCCAACCAACTTATATAGATAGACTTGCCTCAACATATCTAAGGCCACAGGATCAAACTTTAAAAGAGCCAACCATATATGATGTGATGCTAAAACTTACCCTCATAAACGCAGTAAGAAGAGTTTATATTCCAGGTTGCAAACATGATTCGGCAACTGTCCTTCAAGGTTCACAAGGTATTAAAAAATCATCATTCTGGCAAACATTATTTGGACCCTTCTTCTCTGATGCCCTCGGTGATATTTCTTCCAAAGATGATCTTTTAGTCTTACATCGTTCTTGGGGAATGGAATGGTCTGAAATTGATGGAGTTACAAGTCGCAAACACGCAGGCACAATAAAAGCATTTTTATCAAGATCCACAGACCTGCTAAGAGTTCCCTACGGTAAATCCGTTGAAGAATGGCCAAGAAGAGGGATTATTTGTGGAAGTACTAACAAGGAATCAGGTTTGCTGATAGATGACACAGGTAATCGAAGATTTCATATAATACCCTGCACTACAAAATCAATCGACCTTGACTCTTTACAGCTTGAACGTGATTCCATCTGGTCGGCTGCCGTTCATTCCTTTAAAAATAAAGAATCGCACTTCTTATCCTTTGAACAGGAAAACCAGATTGAAAAAGAAAACCTCGGATATATGGTTGATTCACCCTGGCTTTCAGTAATAACCAAATATTTAAATGATCCAGCTAACGCTGTAAAAGATATAACAATTGAACTTTTATTAACAGAAGCAGTAGAGAAACCAATCGAAAGACAAACAAAATCTGACATAATGACTGTCTCATCCATTCTCAAATCCTTACATTATGAACGTAAAAGAAAGAGGTTGGAAGGAACACCAAAATGGGTGTGGTTCTCACCTGATCTCACCCCTGTTCTTACCTCTGGGAACGGCTAAAATCCCTGCTATCACTATCTTATATATATATGTTCTCTATGTTCTCTATGTTATATATATATATATAATAATAGATAATATAGGGGGATATATAGGGTTAGGTAAGTCTTAAGCATTACTGGGTACACTTAAGAACGTGAGAACAACCCTTAGTCTCAAATGAGTCTTATTTTGTTATTTTTTAATACTGAACTACTATAAACTTATGACTTCAATTAATGATTTACAAAACGATCATAAAAATGCTCGTAAGCGTACTGATCGTTCCTCAAAACTTATAAAAGAATCATTACAAAAATTTGGTGCTGCAAGATCAATAGTGATTGATGAAAACAATTGCATACTTGCAGGCAATGGAACAATCGCTGGTGCAAAGGCAGCAGGGATAAAAAATTTAAAAATTATAGAAACTGATGGTAATGAAATCATTGCCGTAAAGAGAATTGGTCTTTCAGAAGATGAAAAGGTTGGACTTGCCCTGGCTGATAACAGAACTTCCGATCTTTCAGAATGGGATATAAATATGCTTGAAGAATTAAGCCAAGAGCATGACCTCAACCCTTGGTTTGATAATGATGATCTGAAAGAGCTTCTTGGAGAGACAGAAGTATTACCAACCGAGGGGTTAACAGATCCAGATGACGTTCCCGAAGTTCCAAAAGAACCTTTAACAAAAAAAGGGGATTTATATATTCTTGGCAACCATCGCCTTTTGTGTGGTGACTCCACAAATATTCAACACGTTGAGAAACTGATGGATAATAAAAAGGCTGATATGATTTTTACTGATCCACCCTATGGAATGTATTTAAACGCAGACTATAGTTCTTTAAAAACATCACTACAAATGTTAAAAGATACAAAAACAAAAGGTGGTAAAAAATATGACAATGTTATTGGTGACAATGATGATTTCAATCCTGATTTGATAAATACAATTTTTGCAAATTTTAATTATTGCAAAGAAATATTTTTGTGGGGTGCAGATTATTATTCTCAACTATTACCAGATAAGAATAGTGGATCATGGATTGTTTGGGACAAGCGATTAGATGAATCAGCAGATAAAATGTTTGGTTCTTGTTTTGAACTTTGTTGGTCAAAAAATAAACATAAAAGGGAAATAGCAAGAGTCAAATGGGCGGGTATCTTTGGTTTAGAAAAAGAACATGATAAGTCAAGATTCCACCCAACACAAAAGCCAACTTTGCTTGTGGAGTATTTTTTTGATAAATGGTGTAAAGACTTTCTAACTGTTGTTGATTTATATGGCGGTTCTGGTTCAACACTCATTGCTGCTGAACGTACAAACAGACACGCTTATTTAATGGAGTTAGACCCAAAATATTGTGATGTAATAGTCAAAAGGTGGGAAGATTTTACAGGTAACAAAGCAAAACGTGTATCATCTAGTTAATGGGTAAAAAAGGTTCAAAAGCTGAAACAATAATTAGGTCACAAAAGTTTGCTCGTATTATTGCAAACGGTGGCCGTAGATCCGACTGTGTTCGTTATGCAGCCGAGAACTGGGGGGTTGGGGAAAGAGCCTGTTGTAAGTATATAAACATAGCTAGAGATGAACTAAAGAAGGATTGGGACATGGAAAGACCCCAGATGGTGGCTGACCTTTTGGCGCAATGTAGCACCTTACAGATGGAAGCTAGAAAGGCTGGTCATTATCACATTGCTCTTGGTGCGATCAATACAGCAGCCAAACTTGCACAGATTGTTTCGTGAGTATTTTAGATACGGCAAGACCAGGGAATGTTTTATATCAGATCGGTGCTTATGATTTACCGACAGCAAATGAAGCAATAGAACGTATTAATCAGGATTTACTTCCGCATCAATCAAAGTTTTGTGATGACCTTGACCATAGAAAACTGGCTTTGGTCTGTGGTTTTGGTGCTGGTAAAACTCATGCGCTGATTTCAAAATCTTGCATATTGGCAGCACTTAATGTTGGTCATGTGTCAGCAATATTTGAACCGACTGCGCCAATGCTTCGAGATATTTTGCAGAGAACGATGAATGAACTACTTGATCAATGGCAGATTCCTTACACATTTAGAGCATCGCCATTACCTGAGTACAATTTGGAATTTGCAGAGGGAACTCATACAATCTTGCTCAGAACAATGCTGACATATCAAAGATTGAGAGGCCAGAATCTCTGTGCAGTGGGATTTGATGAGGCAGATACTATTCCAAAACGAGAGGCAGAAAGCGCAATGAACATGGCACTGGCAAGACTTAGATCTGGTAATGTACAGCAATTCTATGCAACAACAACTCCCGAAGGTCATGGCTGGGCATTTGAAACTTTCGAGAAAAACAAAAAGTCTGATACAGGATTGATCCAGGCAAAGACAAAAGATAACCCTTTTCTTCCTGACACCTTTATTCAATCTCTTGAGGAAAATTATCCACCGCAGTTAATAAAGGCCTACCTCCTTGGCCAATGGGTCAACCTCACAAGTGGTCAGGTTTATGACCGTTTTAATCGTAATGATCATGTAATTAATCAGATACCGTTTGACATCAAGATGGAAGTGTTGAGAATCGGGGTGGACTTTAACGTAATGAACTGCAATGCCGTAGTTGGTGTCAAGTCTGGAGACAAGTTATTTATCATTGACGAAATATCAAAACAAAATGATACAGATGCCTTGGCGCAAGAAATTAAAAGACGTTATCCTTCAAACAGAATATTAGTTTACCCAGACGCAAGTGGTTCAGCACGTTCAACGATTAACGCATCAAAAACAGACATCGCCATACTCACGAGTTACGGATTCAGTTCAATGGCTCTCAAGAGCAACCCCTTTATCAAAGATAGAGTTGCAACCGTCAATGCGTTATTACACAACGGGAAAGGGGAAAGACGTTTGGCGATTCATGCCCGTTGCACTCGTTTGATTGAGTGTCTTGAATTGCAGAGTTACGATGAAAAGACAGGAGATCCTGATAAACAGAATGGATATGATCACCATGTTGATGCACTTGGTTATTTAATTTATCGTGAATTTAATATTCTTTATGGTAGAACAGGCAAGCCAACTGGTATTAGAATATATTAAAAGTAATGGTACTATGAGGAAAAACCGTGTATAGCTCTCTGAATATTTACAATCAGCCTGTAACACTAGCTCCTACAACGGTTGCAAGTCCTAATGCTGCGTATCAAAGGATGGCAAATTTCTGGGGTTTGGTTGAAGATTTGAAGGAAGGGACATATAAGATCAGGAGTGAACATAGAAAGTATTTGCCACAGGAGGCAAGAGAAACAGATGATAGCTATGACGTAAGGCTAAGTAGATCAACAGTAGTGCCATATTTGCAGCGAATAGAAAAGATGTTGTCAGGTATGTTGGTTAGGAAGCCTATTAGACTCGATGATGTATCTGATTTAGTTAGAGAGCAGCTATTTGATGTTGACCTAGAAGGTAATGACTTAAACGTGTGGCTATATCAGACAGCAAGGCAAGCAATAAGCTTTGGGCATATAGGGGTGCTTGTTGATGCACCAAAAGATGGAGAAAAAGCAAGACCATACTGGGTTACTTATGCACCAAAAGATATTCTTGGTTGGAGGACAGGTATTGTTGATGGTGTAAGAAAACTAACTCAACTGCGATTGATGGAACAGGTTGTAGAATCTGATGGTAAATATGGAGAGAAGATTGTAAAACAAATCAGAGTGCTTGAGCCTGGTAGATATGAAATTCATAGAAAAAACAATAAAGGTGAATATAAATTACATGATGAAGGAGAGATGAGCATAAAAGATAAGATTCCTTTTTCTGTTGCCTATTCAAACAGAGTGGGAATGTATGAATCTAGAAGTCCTTTGTATGACATAGCAGAACTAAACCTCAAGCATTACCAGATCCAAAGTGACCTTGATAATATTTTGCATATCAGTTCTGTTCCATTGCTTGCAGTTTTTGGGTATCCCAATGCAGATGAGATAACAACAGGGCCGAATGAAGCATTATCTTTACCACCTGAATCAAGGATGGAATATGTCACCCCATCGGGTGACAGTTATGACAGCCAGTTCACAAGGCTCAAAGATATTGCAGATCAGATCAATACATTGTCATTGGCAGCTGTGCTTGGTCAGAAGTTGGTGGGAGAATCAGCCGAGGCTAAAAGGATTGATAGATCACAGAATGACAGCACAATGATGGTGATTGCCCAGCAGATGCAAGATTTGATTGATAACTGTCTCAAGTTTCATAGCGAATATCTTAACGAACCTAATGCTGGCAGCAGTTTTGTAAATCGAGACTTTGTAACCGCAAGACTAGAACCACAGGAGATACAATCATTACTTGCATTATTCACTGCTGGTACTATCAGCCAAGAAACACTATTAACACAATTAAGCAGTGGTGAGATTCTCGGAGATGATTTTGATGTTCTGGAAGAAGTCGAGGCAACACAATCAGGTGGATTAATCGAAATGAAAGCCCCAACTCAAACAGATGAATCATAATAAATGGCAGTTCCAGAGGCTTTCTACCGAGAAGCGATTGATCTGAACAGATACAGCAATAAGGTTCAGTTTCAAATTGCTAGTCAGTTCAATGAGGTAATTTTAGATGTTTTACGAAAGATAAGAGATCTTGAGGGCAACAGCCCAACTACAACTGCAAGACTACGATCAATATTGGCACAAATGGTTGACAGTTTGAAAGGTTGGGAGAATGAAAGTGCTGCTTATATGATTGATGAACTGCAAAACTTGGCAGAGTTTCAAGTTGGTTTTGTTAAGGATCAACTGCAAAGAGTGTTACCAAAAGGAGAGTTTCAGGTAAACACAGTTGCTATTTCACCTGACTTTGCAAAATCTATTGTCACAAAAGATCCGACTGCCATGACCATTAGATTAAGAGACAAAGATGGTGTATTTAGATCTGCTCAGTTTGCCTTGACCTCAAAAAGAGGATCGGAAATATCATTACCAAATGGAAAAAATGTAAAAAAATCATTTAGAGGTATTGCTGAAGATTCTGCCTCAAGACTTTCAAAAGCAATCAGACTTGGTGTTTTAGAAGGTGAATCTTTACCAAAGATTGTGAGAAGGTTAAAGGGGCCAAATCTGAGATTTAATGCCAAGCCACAAAATGCAATCGCATTGAACTCTGCGTTAAAAAATTCAGAAGGGATGCTTTTATCTAATAAACAAATACAAACTGTTGTAAGAACAACCGTAAACCAGGTACAAAATGCAGCAAGTCAGGCGGTGTATGCAGCAAACAAAGATATTACTGGCAGATACCAATATGTCGCAACACTTGATGCAAGGACAAGTTCTATTTGTCAAAGATTAGATGGTCAACTGTTTAGATATGATCAAGGGCCAGTTCCTCCACAACATTTCAACTGCCGATCAACCACCGTGCCTGTTATTGATGATGATGATTTGGCAAGGGCTTTTCCTAATACAAGACCAAGTGCAACAGGTCGTGTTCCTCAAGATACAAACTATGCAAACTGGTTGAAAGATAATCCTGATGTACAGGACAAGGTATTGGGAAAAAAGAAAAGATATTTTAATTATCTGATGAGTCCTAAACGAGGTGCAAAACAGCTTAACGCTACAAATGCCCTAAAAAAGATTATTCGTGAGGATGGAACAGAGCTAACATTAAAAGAGTTAGCTGATAAATACAAAGATGCCAATTAAAAAAGGAAAGTCACAAAAGACAATCACTGGCAATATCAGAATGTTAATGAAAGAGGGTAAATCAAGATCCCAGGCAATTGCTATTGCATTATCTACAGCAGGCGAAAAAAAAACAGCTAAGAAACGTAAAAGGAAGTAAGATAGAAACAGTTACTTTTATTGTTATGCCATCACATTATGGATCAATGAAGCCAAAGGGTAAAAAGAAAAAAAAGAAGGGAGGTAAAAAATAATGGGATATACATTTAAAGTCCAGACTTATGATGAGTCAAAGCCAAAGGTTGAAAACTGTGAAGTAAAACCTAAAACAACAAAAAAATCTAAAAAGGTTAAAAGTGACTAGAAAGTTCAGGCGAGTTGCAAAAGATAAAAAGACAGGTGTTCCCAAAAAATATCTGTCTGGAGCAAAGAACAAAGCAGCGAAAGCTGCTGAGATCAAGAGGACTGCCGAAGCCTACAAGCGTGGTGAAAAAATTGATATAAAAGCTGTATCCAAATCAAGAGTTGCCCAAGATGCCACCAAAAAAAAGAAAAAGCGCAAAAAAAACGCCAAGCGCTAAAAAACCCTTTAAAAAAGATACACTTACTACAGCTTTACAAAATAAAGCAGATAGAAGTCGTTACACTGTTGGCGATTTAAAAAAAGTTTATGAAAGAGGTGTTGCTGCATATTTAAGCAGCGGATCAAGGAATACTTCTGTTGGTGCTTGGTCTATGGGTCGTGTAAGTAGTTTTGTTTCAGGTGATGGAGGAGCAAGAAAAGCTGATATTGATATTCATCAAAATAGATTAAAAAATCCAAAGAAGAAAACTAAAAAGAAAAAATGAAACTAACTACAAGACAAAAAAACACCCTTGCCAAACATCAGAAAGCTCATGGCCACACAAAGGCACATATGGATTATATGAAACGCAAGATGAGAGAAGGCATGAGTTTCACCGAGGCTCACAATATGGCGATGAGGAAAAAAGGCAAATGACATTAAGTAAAAAAGAAAAGATAGAACGTAAGCTGAAAAAGTATGGCTTAACAGAAGTTAACAAAGCAAA